CTACATCGTGCTGCATTGTCTTTAAACGCCCTGAAGCGTTGTTCGACTTAATGATCTGTGCGCCAAGGGTTTCGTTCGGATCGGATTGACCACGCTGAATATCAGCAATGCCCATGATCTCGTAGATCTGCCCTTTAACTTGATCCATAGCTTGATAAGCCATTTGCAAGCCTTCAGCGATTGGGCGAATGTCTACAAGGTTAATTGCGCCCTGTAATCCACCTTTTTCGCTAAATGCACCGTAGTTTTTAACAGGCAGCAATGCGTTGTTCTCGCCTTCAGTAAACAAACGGGCAAGGCTAGGTTCTGCTGCATCGTAAACGCCACGCACTTTAAGGGCATGGATAAAGCCATCAATACGATCTGCCAGCGTGTCTAACTGACGGGCTTGGTCTTGGTATAGAACAAAATCAGGTACAGGGATTAAGCTATCTGTTGTAAGGGTAGAGAACATAGGTTTTGGGCAGGGCCAAAAGTTCTCAAGCTGCAACGGATCGTCACGGGTATCAAGAACCTTGCCCATCGACTTAGAAAGCCAAATTACTTGACCTGTAGTTTTATCCCAAATCTCATAGATCAAGGCTTCCCGTGCCATTTCACCCATCTTTTCATTAAATGCTTTAGATGTTTCAGGCTTGGTATCAAGGGGAATCTTACCGCCTAGTTCTTCGCCAAAGCGTTCAACAAGGGCGGCTCGTTCCATATAGACTTTGCGCCATACTGCGGTTACTTCTTCCCATGTACGGGCAACGGTTAGGCCAAAGTCACGCCAATACACATAATCTACTGGAGCGCACTCATACTCAATGCGTTCCTCATTCTCACGGTAAATGCCGCCTTCGGTTTCTGCTTCGTCTGTATCTTCGGTAACTTGAAATCCATCGTCAGGTGCGCCATCGCCCATTCCAGCAGCTTGACCAACAATATGCGGCTCGTAACGAACCCATGCCGTACCACGCCCACCCAGTAAACGGTCTTGAACCGCTTGCTTCATTGCGCTGGCATAGTCACCATAATGCTCAATTTCGTACTCTAACGCCCGTTCTAGCATCATTGACGCTACACGACCAATGGGGTCGTTATCACGGAATCTACGGCTTACATCGGGTCTTGGTAGTCTTGCAAACACCGCAGGGGTAATGGTTTGCACATTACTCCATAGGATATTGAACTTAGCAGTAGGATTGTTGCGGCTACGGGATTCGTCACGGTAACGCTTAACGATCTTGTCGGCTCTGCCTTCCCATTCCTTAAAAGTACGCTCGTACTGGGCGATGCAGTTATACCAATCTTCGTATGTATGATCCATATTAATCCTTAGGTAAAGTTACCTACTGCAACTACTTCAGCACCAGCACCCGTTGTTATTTTCCAAGCACCATTTTTAGAAAAAGTATTTATTTCAATGGAATAAACACCGATTGCAGTATTGGCGGCTACTAATACATGGGATGTAGTATTGTCTAAAAGGCTTACTGTGCTAGTTGCGGCAGTTCCTACAGTAATGACTAAACGGTGTAAATAATCGCCAGTTGCGCCTGTTGAACCTAATACTTGGGCTGTTTGTGAAGCTGCTACGTGTTCGTAGGGTAATGCAAATGTTGCGGCTGCTGTTGTCATTTAAATTCTCCTGTTAATTACTTTAGGGGTTTGTTTCCACATCTCATCAAGGGTTACATCCGTTTGACCAACATGAAGGCCTGTAATTCTTGAATCTTTGAGAATAGGGCTGTCCTCGTCTTTCCATACAAGGCTGAGATAACGGAACGCATCGGCAGAGTGGCTTGTCCAATCGTGTTTTGGGCGATCCCTAAATACTTTTTTATCATCATCCCACTCTCGCTGATATTGACGCAAACATTCGATTCCTTCTTCACATCTATTATCAAACCAACAGCGAGTTAATGCAAGTCGTGTTGCCTGTATTCCGTCTTGTAATGACAGATTTGGTACGATTTTTAGATGTTTTATGTCAATTTTTGCAGCAATTTGCTCAATTATGCTCTTTCCACCGCTGGCTAGTGTTTTTGCCCGTGCGTCATGGGGCAGGTAATGATAGCCATATTTGTACCCAAATTCGTCTGCTTTTTGGTCTAGCAACATGGTGTAAAACGGTATAGCTTGACCGTTACTAGAGTGGTGATCGAGTACCCGTATCTCTCCATAAACCACCTGAAACCACCAAATACTTGTACTGTCGTTAAATCCTAAGTCCCAAGCAGTATGGCAAGGGAACATAGGGTCGTAATCTACGGTGGTAATACGCTCAAGATCGGTGATCCTACGCATCTCTTGACCATAGAACGCACCAAGAATGGCAGCTTCAAAGCTACATAAGAACTCTTGTTCGTACTGGTTGTCTGACATAGTAGCCTGTGCATCCAGTAATTCAGCTTCAGGCAGCAGTCCTGACTGGTCGGCTCTTAGGGTCTTGACATACCAATTGGGGTTTTTTTGGGCTTCGTTGTATATATCGTAAAAAGCATTATGGCCTTTAGGAGTTCCAATAAAGGTAGCCCAGCCTTGTCTATCCGTTAAAAGAGGCCTTACGATTTCACCCCAAAGCCTAGGTTTCATGTCGGCATATTCATCTAACACTACGCCATCAAGGTATAAACCACGCAGGGCATCGGGATTGTCTGCACCAAATAAGCGAATCTTTGCCCCATTGACCAGTTCTACCCATAACTCAGATTGATTGGCTTTAACTATGGCTGGTTCTGCAAACCTAAGTAAGTAATCCCAAGCAATGTTCTTAGCTTGTGCGTAGAAAGGGGCAATATAAGCGTACCTAGCGTTTTCTTTCTTTTCCATGACTGCCCTACGGATAATGTCCGCAATGGTCGCTACGGTCTTTCCTGCCCTTCTGTGACAGACTAAAACAGCCCAGCGTTGTTCACGCCTGTGAAAGTCTAAGAACGCTTCCCGTGCCTTGTAAGGATAGCGGTACTGGTGCTTAACTTCTTTCAATCTAAAAAGCTATGTTCGTGAATATGCTTAACTGGTTCATCTTCTACGCCTACTACCTCAGTACGGGCTAGTTTAGGTACATGGAACTCAGCTACCTGCATAAGGCAATCAAACGCTACCTTTGGGCCATGCTTATCGTTAGTAGCAATAGCATCTAGCCATTCTTGTAGTTTGTCTGCATTGTTATCAACAAACGCAGCAAAAGCTAACCGAGCAGCCCCCGTAGCTTTGTTAGGTGTACCAGCTTGTCTGCCCCCAGTTTTGGGCGATCCTTTAGGCTTACCACCCTTTTTTCTAGAAGTATCTAATTTAGATTCCATATCTTTATCAAGTAGTTGTTAAGATAAGTTAATATTTGGTACAATTATATAACAAACTAAGGAGATTGTAATGACCCCTCTTGTTAATGTAGATGTGCCTATGTCTAAGCCTATGCTTGATGCCCTTACCTTACATGAAACCTTTTGTGTAGCGTCAGGCATTGAAACGGTAACGCATGAATCTGTGTGTGAATTTCTATCTCAACGCTTTGGCGATCAGGTAGCTAACAAGTTCAAGCCTGAATACCTTTACTAGTATCCTAAGTCTCGCAGCATCTTAGCGGTAATGATTCCTGCATAGGGTTTCATCTGTAATGCTCGTAGGTCTGTCTGTGCTGGGGCAGCAGGATTAGCAATACCACGCTCTTTTACTACATTAGGCAGCAATTCAAAGATATTGCGGTCATCAGCTAAAGTTCCCAATCCCTGACCAGCTACACCCCTTGGGTACGATGGATGGCCTGATCTCATAATCATAGGCTGATCTGCAAATATTTCGCCCACATTCTGTATGCCGCCTTCTGCTGCATTAATTTGGCGTGGATCAGTAACCGATAGCCGAGCCTGTCCAATGTTTAAGCTGCCAGCATCCCTAAAGTCCCTATCCATAATCTGCATGATTGAATCACGGGCGGTCTTAGGTGCGTTTCTGTATTGATTGACGCTATCTACTGAATCAATGCCCTTCCAGTTAGGAATAATGTCCTTGATTGCAGCGTTTAAGACTTTTTTGTCTGCTTTACCCATTGCGGCTTCAGCATAACCAAGCATACTTTCACCCGTCATGTGAGCAAAATCACCGCTGGTCGGGGCCATGCGCCAAGGTATATACAAAGGATTCTGCCCAGTAACCTCTTTTAGCATTTGGGCATTTCGCATTATTGGCGATACGGCTTGTTGTGCTGATGCCCATACCTGATTAGGGTTATTGAACATATAGTCTTGCCCACCGTAAAGGTGTACAGGGCGTTTGAACATTACATCATTAACACCAAGCAAGTCACCGCCAGCAGCGGTACGGTCTGACATACTGGTAATAAATGGTCTGCCTTCAAAGTCTGCAAGCGATACGGTTGGGGGCGTTGTTCTATTTAATTGTTCAACTACGGGCTTGGTGCTGGCAATTTTTGCTTGTTCTAGCTTTCTAGGATCAAATCTAGGGTCAAAGTCACCAATGCTGACATTTCTAACAGCGTCAGCCATAGACTTATTGACTGGCACTATGTTTGATATACCGCCCATTTTGGTAAGGTAATCTTGAGCCATTTCAGCGGCTTTAGGTGCTAACGCTCTAGCGGCTGGGGCTGCGAATGGTGCGCCCATTGATGCTACGGCTAATGGTAAAGCTAACGGCTCACCCTGTTGAAACCCTTTTTCGCTGCCGTATTTACGGTCACCAACCATTGCGCCTTCAGCAAATCCTGTTTCATTGGGCAATTGGTTTCTACCAAACATCTGTGTAAATGCTTGGGGGTTGTACATAAAACGCTGCGCTTCAGTCGGCAGGTTTATAAGCCTGTCCGCACCTTGGCGTAACATTTCTGCCAGCGTAGCCATTACTTAACTTCTTTATCCAAGTCTTTAAGTTTGTTAGCAATCAGCTTCCTACGGGCAATGCGGTCAGCCTGATTCTTTTCTAATGTAGATGTATGCTCTTTACGCAGCATTGCATCTTCTTTTTTATACTTGCGGCTCATAGGGGTAATAGGTGTCATCACATATCTTTCATCTTAGAAGCGATCATTTCCCTGCGTGTAGGTTTGGCAGTCTTAGCCGCATCTTTAAAGTCTTGTGCGCTGGGGCGGCCTTCTGCACCCTTTTTAGCCATTTTTTCGCCTGAACCAGCTTTAATCCTAGCCCGTTTAGCGTGAATATTTGCGTATAGTCCGTTTTTCATTAACATTTCCACCTTGCTCTAGCTGCTTTGCCCCGTTCCCCAGTCCATCCTGCTGACCTTGCACAGAAACTATCGTGCCTTGGCCCACTAGATTGGGGTGCTTGTAAATTACTGTTGTTCTTGGCGTTGTATGCTTTGCGACCTGCTTCGGTCATACCTGCGCCTT